GCGGGCTTTATCACAATACTAAAGCAGGTGCAAATCCAACACATACTACTATGAGTATAGGCTCTGGAGATAAAGTAGTTCAATTTTGTTTTACTACTTCATCAATTCAATTAGCTAGTTTAAATACAAGTACAAAACTTTTCGTAGCATCAGGTTCGAATGTTACTGCAACAGCACAAAATTTTAGAAATGTTATTAATAATAGTGGTTCTACACATGGTTTAACTTTATCTGCAAGTAATCTAGCAGGTGTTGTACAATTAACAGCTAGTGTTGCAGGAAATATTAATGATGGTGTTCATACAGAAAGATGGTTCAATGGGAGTGGTGGAGCAGGTCTTGAAAATGTATTTTTAACTGGTAGTGCAATAGGCCTAGGAGCATTATTTACAGATGTAAACCAAATAGACGGTGGTAGAGATAATGATAATAATTTAAAAGTACCATTTAAGCTACATACTATTTCTACAGGAGAAGCTCTTAATAGTAGAACTGGCATTACAACTACTACACTTAGAGACAATGGTACATTAATAAAAGGTGAAACTGATAACATAAGATGGGAAATACAAGAAGTTGATGTATCAACAGGTACATTCTCATTACTTGTTAGACAAGGAAATGATTCTCACAAAAGACCAATAATATTAGAAAAATGGGAAAACTTGACTTTAGATTCTACACAGCCTAATTATATTGAAAAAATAATTGGTAATTCAGTAACAACAATTCAAGGTTCAGGTGGCTCAGAACCATATGTTAACACTATAGGTGAATTTCCAAATAAATCTCGATTTATAAGAATTTCAAGTGTTGTA